TACAAATATTATTACGCAGATCCAACCTCTGCTGAAGATACAAATGCATACAAAAGAAATGCTACAAAAGGTTATACTTTCATCAATAATACTTACGGCCTAGACAACGGAAGTTTAGCTCCATTTTTTAATTACATAACAATTTATCAAATGGCTCGACACGAGTATGTAAGTTATAAATTGCATAATCCTATCATTACCAATTGGAATCATAACAAAGTTGATTATGCACAAACAGGTGTGCATGATAATCAGATGCAACTAACATATGAAGCAGTGTCTTATAATGTGGGAGAAACGACCCAAGGAGATCCTGAAGGCTTTGGATTAGAGCATTATGATACAACACCTAGTCCATTACAAGTAGGCGATGCTGGTTCTATTACAACTGCACAGCCGACATTTGGCAGTAGTAATACCACAATTAATTCTACTACAATATTAGATAATGTAGCTAGGACAATCAATGGTTATCAAAATACGCCAACATTACCAAATACAAAGATTGCAAGTATTATTACAAATCCTAATCAAACATCCAGCCCTTCTATTACGGGATTACAAGGATTTACTTTTCCCACAACAACAACTACTAACACCGTTGCGAAACCAAGACAACTAGGCATATAATATGAATAACTTACCAACACCATCTGTACAAGACAGTTCTGTAAATGTAAGACAATTTTTTGATAAATTTTTTGTTAACAAAGTTAGCTTTCCAACAGATCAAATCGATGCAGTAGTGGGATTTTTTATATCAAATGGTTTTGATCAATCAAGTGCAAATAATACTGCCATGGTACTATTAAACCAAGCAAAATCAGATAATGTAAATGTATTTCAACTAGTTGACACTCTTAAAACATTAGATGATGTACAACTTAGTCAAGTTGTCGCAGAGATACTAAACGCCTACAGAGAAAAAATTAGTATGCTGGGTTATAGAGTTGCTCCGTTAGTCGATACTTACGAAGTTAGAAATATTCTAGTTTAACATGGCTACTAAATTTGCACGTGGCAAGTTCACCCTGACCCAACCAGCAAAATATGTAGGTACAAAAATGCCCACATATAGATCAAGCTGGGAGTGGAGTTTTATGAAGTTTTGTGATACTAATCCAGCTGTGCAAAAATGGGCCAGCGAAGCTGTGCAAATTCCCTATAGAGATCCGTTAACTGGTAAACAAACTGTTTACGTTCCTGATTTCTTCATACAGTATGTTGATAAGAACAGCAAAATGCATGTAGAGCTAATCGAGATAAAACCAGCTAGTCAAAGCATTTTAGAGCGGGTAGGTAAGAACAAGTACAATCAAGCACAATTTATTAAAAATCAAGCCAAATGGGCCAGTGCTAATTTATGGTGTAAACAACAAGGAATTAAGTTCCGCATTGTCAATGAAAATGATTTATTCCATCAAGGCATGTGATAAGTAAAGATATGACAAAGAAACTTGAAGAACTATTAAATCTCCCTGCTAGTAAAGAAGTTATCAAGCAAGAAGAAAAGAAAAAACAAAAAGAAATGGCTGCTCAAAGCCAGCCATTGTTACGAGACATCAGTGAGTTTGATAAGATTGCATCAGCATTGCCCGCAGTAAAAGGGCTAGGAGATGCCAGCGATGCAGAGTTCGATGCACTTGCTCAACGTGCTACTGACGCATATGACGACTTGATGGATCTAGGCATGAACGTAGAAGCACGTTACAGTGGCCGTATTTTTGAAGTAGCGGGCGGTATGCTTAAAAATGCTATCGATGCTAAAGCCGCAAAAATTGATAAAAAACTTAAAATGATCGAACTACAGCTTAAAAAACAAAAGTTAGATCAAGATGCAAACCAAGAAGATAATAGTGTTAATCTAGCAGGCGATGGGGTTATTATATCAGATCGCAATAGTTTGCTTGAAAAACTCAAGCAAATGAAATAAATATAATATCGGGATTATAACATGAAATCATTCAAAGAATACCTAGTAGAAAATAAACAAGTCTACGAATTTAAAGTTAAAATTGCAGGAGACTGCCCTAAAGACTGCGCTATGCTAATTAAGCGTGGACTATCTAAGTTCCAAGTTGAAAATTGCAGTAGCGGAAAAAGCACTCCTATTCAAGAAACACAAACAGATTTTCCAACCCTTAAAAATGTCGGTGTAACTGTATTTGATGTTACAACAACATATCCAGCTACCAGCGCAGAAGTTCTAGCATTGATTGCAGAACATGCAGGCGTTCCGGCAAGTTGTGTCAAAGTGCGCAACGAAAAAGAACTAGCTGAAGAAGAATTAAATCATGCCAACGACGAAGTAAGCGGTGAAGCACTAATTGAAAAAGAATACGAAACCGGTACTAATCAAGATTTAGTAGGCGACAAACATGCTATGAGCATGTTAAAAGAATTAAGCAAAAATAGAAAAACACTTGAGCAATATAAAGGTGTTAATGAAAAGATTTTAGCAAAAAAAGTGCCTAGCGAAAAAGCAGAAAAACAAAAAGTATCAACAAATACTAAGAGTCCTGTAGGCAGCAGGAAAGTAACTTTACCAACTGTCGGAGGACGATAATATGAATTTTCAAGACTTACTAGCAAGAATTAAACAAATTGACGAAGCCGATGGCGACCCAGATATGATGTCGCAGGAAAATCCAGAATCGGCACCTGAGATGGGCATGGAAGAATGTGGCGACGAGCCAATGGGCGGCTCTGCCCCAAAAGATCAATTATTGATCGGTGAGAAAGAAATGGAAGAATGTGGAATGCCAGGTATGAGTAACATGCCATCCGGCATGATGGGCATGGGTGCTCCAAAACAGACGGATAATGTTTCGATGAATCTCAGCATGAACGGCAGCGGCGCTGGCGGCATCCGTGACTTGATGGACATCCTTCGCAATTTAGAAAATAGCGGCGAACATTCACATGAAATGCCTGGCCCTGCAGATGCTATGATTGTTGGCGTCGGCGAAGAACAAAATGATGGCGGTTTTCAATCTTCAACTACTAGTCCTGATCAAGAAATCAGCGACATGGAGTTTGCAACCCACAACGGTGGCGACTTAAATAGACAAAAACAACAATATGCAAAAGCGCAAGACGGTGACAATGCTATGGCAGTTAGTGAGTCATTAGTTAATCGTTTAACTAGCATGTACCAAGAAGTTAAAGGAAGATAATCATGATCACAGCCGCAGAACAATACAGAGCACTAGTTGCTAAATTAGAAGCAATCAATCCGTCAACAATATCAGAAGCTACTCCAGCACAACTTCAAGCTGGTGTTAACGCATATCAAGATGCACGAACTGCTGGAAAGTCTGATGCAGAAGCTCAGGCGGCAGAACAAGCCGCATTAGCAGGCCCTGCACCAGAAGCGGCAGCACCAGCGGCAGCACCAGCGGCAGCACCGGCGGCAGCACCGGCACCGGCGGCAAATGTTGAACAACAAATTATGAATGCTCCGACATTTAGCCAAGCATACGCAATGGCTAAAAAAGCTGGATTAAAAACATTCAAATATTGTAAGACTTATGCAGTTAAAGATGCTCCAGTAGTACGACCACCACCACAACCAAAGCCGTCAGCCGCGCCACAAAAAGTAGATTATATTAATCAAGCAAGTCCACTAGGCGGTGATGCACAAAATCCAATGAGCTTTGCACCTAATAGTAATTTTGGCGCATAACAATTTCGTCGCAGTATCAAAAGGGGTCTTAGGACCCCTTTTTTTTGTGTAAATAAAGTTATGAGTAAAAGTTTAGATGGCGTCTTAACAAAGAAAGCCCACACCAAAGAAAGATTTACAGAATCACAAGTCCAGCACTTGTTGCATTGTGCTGACCCTGTAAATGGATACATGCACTTTGTTAAAAACTTCTTTCACATACAGCATCCAACTAGAGGAAAGGTTAAATTTGAGCCGTACGAATATCAAGAAAGATTATTATCTAGTTATCATGATTATCGATTCAACGTAAACATGATGCCTCGCCAAAGCGGCAAGACAACGTGTGCCGCAGGATATTTGCTTTGGTATGCCATGTTTCATCCGGACCAAACTATCCTAGTTGCCGCACACAAATACACAGGCGCACAGGAAATTATGCAACGTATCCGTTACGGATACGAACTTTGCGAAGATTATATAAGAGCCGGAGTTGTTAACTACAACAAAGGATCAATGGAGTTTGAAAATGGATCAAGAATCGTTAGTGCAACTACTACTGGCAACACTGGTCGTGGTATGTCAATATCCCTACTATATTGTGATGAGTTTGCATTCGTGCAACCGAACATTGCAGAAGAGTTTTGGACTTCAATAAGCCCGACACTAGCAACTGGTGGTAAGGCAATTATCACAAGTACACCTAACAGTGACGAAGATACATTTGCTAACATTTGGAAAGAAAGCCAGGACCTATTCAACGAGTACGGCGATGAACGTGACGACGGATTAGGGCGCAATGGCTTCCACGGATTCCGTGCAGAATGGCACGAGCATCCGGATCGTGATGACGAGTGGAAACGTGTGGAACTAGGACGTATTGGAGAAGAACGGTTTCGTCGTGAGTATGGATGTGAATTCTTAATTTATGATGAAACACTGATCAGTGCCCTTAAACTTACTGACATGGTTGGTAGAGAACCTCAGTTTAAAATGGGGCAGATACGCTGGTATAAGAAGCCCACTCCGGGCAACACATACCTAGTGGGACTAGATCCTAGTTTGGGTACAGGTGGCGACTTTGCAGGTATACAAGTATTTGAATTGCCCAGCATGACACAATGCGCCGAATGGCAACATAACTTAACTATTGTGCAAGATCAAGTTAAAATATTCCGAGATGTAATCAAGTATATCCAGGGAGAAATTGGTGAAGACTACCGTAACAGCATCTACTGGAGCGTGGAAAATAATACCCTAGGCGAAGCGGCCCTGGTAGTTATTGCTAATCTAGGTGAAGAAACATTTCCGGGATTATTCTTAAGTGAGCCAGTACGCAAAGGACATGTGCGTAAATTCCGTAAAGGATTTAACACAACACACGGCAATAAAATATCAGCATGTAGTCGTCTAAAGTATTTTGTTGAAGAAAACAAAATGACAGTTTATAGCAAAACCTTAATAAGTGAGCTTAAGACTTTTATCGCTTCTGGTGTAACATTTAAAGCCAAAGACGGGCAACACGATGATTTAGTCAGTGCTCTGCTACTAATTATCCGTATGACCGTCATTTTAGCTGAGTGGGATCCGCTAGTATTTGATAAACTTAGTATTGAAGGTGCCCTAGACGACGATTGGGAAGCACCGTTGCCCATATTCATTTCCAGTAACTAAAGCATAAATATAACATGAACGC